GTCCAATTTCAATATCAATATGCAGGTGGATTTGTTCTTGATAATGCCAGTATCATAACAGTTCAAATCTTCGGAAACTAATCTTATGTTTATCACCTATCCACAACCAAACGGACAAGTAGCAGTAGTCATTCCTAATGGAGATGTTAATGACGCAATCAAAGATGTTCCAGAAGGAGTAGAATACAAGATTGTCGATTCAGTTGACATTGATAACGACTACTTCAATGCATATGAATTTGACGCTGAACTTGGCGCAAAAGTAAACATCGAGAAAGCCAAAGCTATTCATCTTGATAAGTTCCGTTCTGCTCGCAAGCCTAAACTTGACAAACTCGATGTAGAGTATATGAAAGCAGTAGAAGTGAATGATGAAGCAAAGAAAGCCGCAGTTGCCGCAGATAAACAAGCATTGCGCGATGTGACGCTGACTACACTTCCTGACGATCTTACTGGAATCAAATCAACTTGGCCCGAAATCTTAAACTAAAATAAAATTATGCCACTAACTAAAGCAACAACTAATGTAGTCAACCTCGACAAAGACACACTTATCAACGGACTTACTGTTGGTAGAGGTAGTGGAAATATCCCATCAAACACAGCATCAGGTGTAAGCGCACTCTTATCCAACACAACTGGAAACCACAACACAGCATCAGGTGTAAACGCACTCTACTCCAATACAACTGGAAGCGGCAACACAGCATCAGGTGTAGCTGCACTCGAAGCCAATACAACTGGATACAGCAATACTGCAAGTGGGGTAGGCGCACTCCAAGACAACACAACTGGATACGGCAATACAGCATCAGGTGTAAACGCACTCCAAGCCAACACAACTGGAATCAACAACACAGCAAGTGGTGTAAACGCACTCTACTCCAATACAACTGGAAGCGGCAACACAGCATCAGGTGTAGCTGCACTCGAAGCCAACACAACTGGAATCAGCAACACAGCAAGCGGGGTAGGCGCACTCCAAGACAATACAACTGGACACAGCAATACTGCAAGTGGTGTAAACGCACTCCAAGCCAACACAACTGGAATTCAAAATACAGCTAGTGGTGTAGCTGCACTTCAAAACAACACAACTGGATACAACAACACAGCTATTGGTTATTCCACACTAATCACCAACACAACTGGAAACAATAACACAGCCTGTGGTCTTCATGCGCTTTACTATAACACAACTGGAGTCCAAAACACAGCCAATGGTGTAGAAGCACTCCGAAACAACACAACTGGAGACTACAACACAGCATCAGGTGTAAACGCACTCCGATCCAACACAACTGGATACAACAACACAGCTATTGGTTATTCCACACTAACCACCAACACTACTGGATACAACAACACAGCTAGTGGTATAAACTCACTCCAATACAACACAACTGGAGCCAACAACACAGCTAGTGGTATAAACTCACTCCAAGACAACACAACTGGATACAACAACACAGCCAGTGGTGCAAACTCACTCGCATCCAACACAACTGGATACAACAACACAGCCACTGGTGCAAACTCACTCGCATCCAACACAACCGGAATCCAAAACACAGCCAGTGGTGAAATCGCACTCCAAAACAACATAACATTCTCAAACATTGGAGGATTTGGATATAATGCTCAAGTAACTGGATCAAACCAAATTCAACTTGGAGATTCCGTTACAACAACATATGTATATGGAACAGTTCAAAACCGTTCTGACATTCGGGATAAAACCGATGTCCGTGATACAACGCTTGGTCTTGAGTTTGTAAACGCCCTTCGTCCAGTTGATTTCAAATGGGATATGCGTGAAGATTATCGTCCAGAAGCACCAAAGCCTGTTGCTAAACCAGCAGAACTCAAAGAAGACGCTTCTGACGAAGAAAAAGCTAAATACGCTGAAGAACTTGCAGCTTACAATGCCTACAAAGTTGAGCTTGATAAGTGGCTTGAAGATGTAAAACTTTCCAACATCACTCACGATGGCAGCAAGAAGCGGAGCCGTTTCCATCATGGCTTGATCGCTCAAGAAGTGAAAGCAGTTCTTGACGCCAAAGGCATTGATTTTGGTGGATTCCAAGATCACTCTGTAAAAGGTGGAGACGATGTTCTTTCTATCGGTTACGAGGAACTGATTGCTCCTCTTATCAAAGCAATTCAAGAACTCTCTGCTGAAGTTGCAGCATTGAAAGCTAAATAATATGCCATATTCAAAAGAAAAATACGATTTGCCATCTGGTTTTGAAGACCTTGGTGAACCTGTAAAGCCAATCTCTATGGATATGGAGATGCCGAAAAGCGAATTTCACTATCCATCCCTTTATTTTGAAAATGCAGAGGCATTAAAAGGATTACCAAAAGAAGGAACTGCCATGATTTACTTTAAAAAGGTCATGGAGAAAGAAGAAACCATGATGCGCGATGGCAAGACCGAGAAGCGTCATTGCGTAGAACTTTGCATCTGTGGCATCAAGCCTGAAGGTTCTGAAGAAATGGAATCCGAGGATGAAGAGATGGATGACGAAGATGCCATTGAAAATGGACTTGAAGAAGCTGAAGAAAAGCCGAAGACCAAGATCGAAATTGAAATTGGTGGAGGCGAGGAAGAAGAAGACTAATTTATGAAAAAACAAGACAACCCAATGCCTATGGAGGCTATGACTGAAGCACCAATGCCTCCTGCCGCCCCTGAAGGTGGCGAGGTAATGATGTCTATCCCCAAATCGACTTTCGATCAATTACACGGCATCGTGGTGCAATTGGCAGAGGCTATTGATGCTTTGGCAGTTCAAGTGGAGCAGCAAGCCGCAGGTGCTGGTGAAGGTGAAATGCCTGTTGCTCCAACCCCCGGCGAGACTGAAGATGCTGATCTTGCCGCTTTCGCTCAAGAACTTTCCCGTGGTGCTGTCTAACCATGTTCGTTTCGCAAATTTTCGAGGAATGTGCGGAGATTTTAGGAACGACTGATAAGCCCAAAGTTTTCCGAAAAATCTCACAGGCAGTCCAGACTCTCATGGAGTCTGGGCATTGGATGCAATCGACCGCCGAGGTTGATGTCTGCACGGGCTGGGATGGTTGCTCCATTGCGCTACCTCGCGGCGTTTCTGTGCCTCTTGCGGTGAATGTAGATGGCAGTCCTACATACTTCCGCAATCGTCTTTTCCAGTACCATGTAAACAAAGGCGGAATGTTTAACCCCGTCGAATGGGCATGGGATGATCGAGGCTATGTCGCGACATAACGATGTTGGCAAGGTCATCCGAGTTGTTGGCACTAACGACACGAATCGCCCGATCCGCAGTCAACTAGCCGATGGAACTGGTGTCGATGGGTTGTTGATCCCGATCAATTCTCCTTCCGACTTTGCCTTTGGCACGATCTCGCCATCTGGAGCGAATGTTGCGACCCGCGAGGTTTCAATCACGCCGATTCAGTCATTCAAATCCGCAACTCCTCACCAATTAAATTCTGGTGAAGGAATGAGCATCACGCCGATTAGCGGGACTATCCCTGTGCCTCTTTCCGATGGGCAGACTTACTACATTGGCGTGATCGATGCGCTGACAATTAAGATTTTCAATGACTCGTTAAATGCACAATCAGGTGACTACCCGATTTCATTGCAATCCATCGTTGGGGCTGGACCATTGGAGTTCCTTGATGAACGAGCAAGCCGTGTTGTGACTGCGCTTCGTTTTGCAATCGCTCCTACCATTGGTATTTCAAGTGCAAATCCAATCTTCTTTCCTCCGGGTCAAACTTTGCCTGCTCCTCTCAAGGCCGAGACAACCTATTTCGGCAATCTTTTGGACTCTACCAATCTTCAAATTTTTGAAACCGAAGAGAACGCTCAAAACAACTACGGAGAGGTTTACACCACAGGCTCAACTGCGCCGATCAATGTTGACATTCGCAAAGAGATTGCGCCTGAAACAAAGCTAACCTTCGTTGTTCCGCACTTGTTCGTAGATGGCGACCAAGTCCAAGCATTCACTACTGGTGGCGTTTTGCCTCGTCCTCTAATCGCCAACAAAAATTATTTTGTAAATGTGATTGACTCAACAACAATCACGCTTCACGAAAATCAAGCGGATGCGAATGCGTCTACAACGACATTTTTTGTTAATCCGATTGTTCTAATAACGCCCGGAAGCGGGGTTGTTTCATTGGTTAAATTGATTCCAGCAAGCATTGTTGTTGGAACTACCAACCAAATTACTGCGCCCGGTCTTACCATTCCAACTCCATCTGGTGCTGGAGCGCAATTTGCTGCGGTTCCTGTTGGATCAGTAACTAGTGTTCGCGTTTCTGCTGCTGGATCGGGTTATACTACGGAACCAAATGTTACTTTTAGCGATCCGCCAACTCCTCCCGTTGGACAGCAAGTTCGCACGGCAAAAGGCTACGCAATCCGAAATACTATTAGCAACACGATTTCTGAAGTTATCATTACCGATGCTGGACTTGGATATTCTTCGCCTCCTAGTGTAATAATTGATCCTCCAACAACTACCAATTTTACAGTCACTAGTATTACGACTGATGGTGGCACATTGTTAGCAACAGTAACAACTGCGGTGGCGCATGGATTTGCAAACGGAAATCAGATTTTGATCTCTGGTGCATCTCCGAATGATTACAATGGAACGAAAACAATATCTAATGTAAGTACGCTTACATTTACTTATCCAGTTGGTTCTGCATTAGCTCCAGCAAGTGGAAATATTACTGCCGCTAGAATTTCAGGCGGAAATCAAGCCACAGCAACTGCATCAATCACCACATCTTTTATTTCTCGTTTCACTCAAATTTCAGGAGGCTCCGGTTACACTCAAGCTCCGCAAGTAAAAATTGAAGGTGGTGGAGGAACTGGAGCGACTGCAAAAGCCAATATTTCTGGTGGACAAGTAACATCGATTGACATCATCACGCAAGGTAGCGGATACACATCTGCTCCTTCTGTGACGCTTTCTCCTTCGACTGGCGTATTTGTCGAGTTTCAATCGACAGGCACATTGCCATTGCCATTAGCGGCAGGAACTGCATATCGAGCCGAGAATCCGACTTCTACGACCTTTACGATTAAAGGAACGGACTATTCGGATGTTGATATCAAATCTGCTGGGTCTGGCACTTTGTATGTGGTGCTTTCTAGGTCTTTTGGTGTGGCATTCACGGGCAACTGGCGCGGCGATTATTCGTCGCTAGGTCAGACTCAAGGATTCTACTTTGGAACCGACTTCCTATTGCCAACTACTTCGCCATCGATTGACAATGGGGTAACGCAATTCTGGCTACGCAAAGACACAAATGAATCTGGTCGAGTCTACACAAGTGAAGCAAATGCCATTGCTGGCGGCACAACTGGTCAGGTTGTCACAACCGCATTTGGTACTGGACAAACCTACTTTGGCATTCGTTTTAGCGTAACTCCTAGCGTCTATGACAATCTGATCGAGCCAGACAATATTCAGTTTATCGCGGATGACGAAATTGTTAATTTCAGTTCTTCTGGTACATTGCCGAACCCGCTCGTTGCTGGCACAGATTACACAGTCAAATTGTTTGGGAATCGTGTAAAAGTATACCAAGGCGGAACGCTTGTTCCAATCACAACGCCCGGCACAGGTCGATTGACTCTGGACATTCGCCGAGTGATGACAGTTCAACCTTCGACCAGCATCTATGCGCCTGCTTGCTTGTACGAGACTGGAGATAAGATTTCGGTGCGAGCAGCAGAAAATGATGTGCTACCTAATGGACTCGTTGCAGGAACGACATACTATGTCCGTAAAATTGATGCTGACGAATTTGAGTTGTACAACACGCTTGCCAATGCTCAAAACCTGTCTTCAACAACTGGGCGAGTCGAGTATTTAACAAGTGGAAACAAAACGACCTCGAAATTCTTTGTTGATAGTGTGCAGGGTCCAGTATTGGTCAAGACTGTGTCACACATCGAAAAGCCGAAGACCGATGGATATGTTTCGTTGTATGCATTCGACTACGGACGCAGCAATGATATGACTTTGATCGGTCAGTATCATCCAGACGAAATCAATCCTAGCTATCGCAGGATTCGGATTGGTAAAAAGTGTGCTTGGGCGCGAATCGCATATCGTTTAACTCCTCCGACAGTCACATCGATGCAGGACTACATTCCTGTTGAGCATGAGCGAGCGATTATTACTGCGGTCCATGCTTGCGATCTGGAAGACAAAGATTTTTCAGAGCAGGCAGTTCGTTACTGGGGTGTTGCTTTCAACTATTTGAAGAACCAGCAAGAGCATCTCGATGGTCACGCATTCCAGCCTCCGCAAATCCAAAATCTTGTTTACGCCGATGGCGAGGAACCCGTGATGTTCTAGATGAAAAGCGAAAACATCACATCAGGCAGGCTGCAAAAGGTTTCAACTGGATGGACGCAGGGAGTCAATTCAGTAAAAAACCCTTGGGCCTTGCCAGACAATCAATTCAAGTGGGGAGTTAACCTCTCGATTCGCGGCGGAATTGCACAGACTCGACCCGGCTACAAAATGCAGTTGAGTCTTCCGCCGGGAAACTTGCAAGGAGGCGTGATTTTTCAGGCAAACAAGCAGAAAGAAGCATCGTTTAGCCGCGAAGAAAATGGAGTCACGACTGTAGTTCCTGCTAAAATTTTTGATGTGAACGGAGATGGTGTTGTTCAACAAGAATTGAGCTACATCGTCTTTGCAGTTGATGGTTCTGTTTACTATGCGCCATTCCCATTAGTGCAACCAAAAAACTGGAATGATTTTAAACTGACAAACATCAAGTTTAACAAGGATGTTGAGAACATCACCTTTGCTTTAGCGACCAAGACGGCAAATCTTGCAACTTCTGAAAATGAACTGGTAACCCCGGCCCATACCATCGTTATGATTCAGGACGGGCAATCTGCTCCGGGTTGGTGGGATGGAAGTAACAAGGTTGGAAATCAAGATCACAACATTCCCACAGGAACACACATGGCTTATTCAGGCAATCGAATGTGGATTGCTGAAAAGAATATTGTTCTGGCATCAGACCTTGGCGATCCCACCTCATGGGAGGAACGCAAGACAGGTACTGGGCGCGGCGACTTTGCTTTTGTTCGACCAGTAACTGGATTGGTTAGTTATGTGGGTCAAGACACATCGACTCGTCTTACTGTTTTCACGGATCGAGCCACTTATTCCCTTGCAAGTGGAATTTTAGATCGTTCTCAATGGCCCACAACTGCTAATTTCCAAAACACACTTTATCCGACTGTTGGTTGTGTTGCATCTAGATCAATTGCCTTCCAAGCAGGACAAATGTGGTGGTATTCGGATGGCGGATTGGTTGCGGCGGATGTCGCTTCTGCCAGCTACCTTTCTTCGCAGGTGCTTTTTAAAGACATTGAGATGGCAAGAACCAAGCAACTCATGGATGGCGATCCATCTAACATTTGTGCGGTTTCGTTTGAAAACTACTTAATGTATTCCGTTCCATATTTGTCAAAGCTCAATACTGACACTATGGTTATGGACTATGCTCCTGCATCAGAGTGGGGCGGAGGAAGGCAACCAGCATGGGCGGGAGTCTGGACAGGAACTCGACCAGTTCAATGGACAACTGGCAAGATCGACAATCAAAATCGATGCTTTCAATTTTCTATTGACTATGCTCCGACTGCTGATGGTTCTTACAACCATCTTTGGGAGGCATTTCAGCCAGAACGCTACGACACTTATCTGCAAATTAATCCTGATGGGACAACTACCGATTTGTACAACAGGATTTACTGCCAATTGGAGACTCCATTGCTTGGAGATTATATGGATTTAAAGCAATTTATTTATGCTGAAATTGAAGCAATGGAAATTGGCGGGACAGTTGATTTAAAGGTAAGCTATAAGGGCAGTAAAGGAAGGTATTTGCAAATCTTGGATCAAAGGATTTTGGCGGTAACTAATGAGTGGCAGTACAAAGGCACTCCGTTTGAAGAGCAGATTAATAAAGTTTCGCTTTTAAACACTCAATATCGAAGATTGATTACTGAATCGGCGAATCGAAGCGCGACCTACGAAACTTGCGAAAGTTCCCTTACTAATGATGTTGATAAGGCTTTTTCAATTCTAATCGAATGGTGCGGAGAGATGGGGATTGAGATCGTTCGCTTATTCATCGATCCTTGGAGCGAGAAAGCCACAGGAATCCCTCAAGTTAACGAAACGAAGTCATGCGTTGTTGGGCAGAATGGGCAGAATTTCACGATTGATCTTGAACCTAGCCAATACGAAAACGCTTCGCTAAACCAACAGACATGGAGCGCGAAGATTTACAAGACTGTGACGCTTCCTTGTACAAGTAGCAGCAAGACTATTTCAGCTACCGCAAGCGCGTCGTTTATTTCGACTGTTTCTTACTCTCACGCGAAAGAAGAGGCGAGCAAACTTGCCGAGCAAGCCGCGACAAACGCCGCGCAAGAATTCAAGGCAAATAATCCCTGCTAATATGCCAAGTATTAATAAAGCAAAAATAAGATTGACGAACTTTCCGAACAAGTTCATATCTCCTTTTGCCGATGAATTTCTCGT